CCGTCTCCGGATATCACTCGAAAGCCCAGGAGGAATTAACCTGGTTTGCTCTGTAAGCTAGAGTACCCTTACATTGACCCCCCCGGAGGGGGCGCACCACATGGCCGAAGCCCGGCACACCGTCAATTTGTCGTTTTCTCATACTTACTAACAGCACAAACTCACAAAATCTACCGTAGTATCAATTGTCCCTGGGTTCGCACTGCTATTCTGCGTAAGTTTAAACGCACGAATGTTGTCAATCAACCTGTTGATTTGACTGCCGTCACCCGGAGGTAACGACACTTCGAGAGGAGCCACCTCCATCAGCACATTCTCTTCCTTTACTTTGTTGATGAAACTGCGCACGTAACACGCGGGTAAAATCTCCGGAGAGATTTTTCGACCCTGTTTCCGGACAGCGTTAAAAGATCTCGAGGCAGGTATAACGCCAGTACTATGCTTAGTTTTCCTTTCGGATCCCCTTGCAATTCCTCGCTCCCTCACCCTTTCAATTTCCTTACGCATTGCGTTGTGTTCCTCATCTCTACTCATGTCATAATTTTCTGGACGAAGATCCATACTAATTACACCACTTTTAATCGGTGCAACACTAACGGGCAAACTGGTGATTGCTGCTCTTATCTTCTTGTCTTTACGGCAAACAGCAACCAAAGACAGTGGTATCTCCGTAAGATGTTTATCTTGCTGTTTAGCAAGAGTTCGCAAATTACGTCTGACAACCTTCCGAAACGTCTTTCCATCAGGTGTGGCCTGGGCAGCGAAGCCCAGCACATCCTCAACACCAGCATCCATCCACAGTGACGACGCATTAAACTTGCGTAGCCTGTGACCGTCTTGGAAGTAAGTAGAGTTGATCTCTCCGTCGCGTTCAGAGACCATGGTCTTCTCTTCGTTAACGACGAGTCCTACTTGACTTCCCTGTCTGACCACTTCACCTCGAAGATCAGTGGTAGCCCGTACTTCGCGGGTCAACAAGTCATCCCCATTAACCAAAAGAGGATGACTTGACCATTCCTTAAAACTAATCTCCTTCCTGTCTAACATAGCGGCCAATGCCATATCAACCACGGTCTTGTTGATAACGCATAATAACGGAAAAGACATCACTGACCCCATGGGTTGGCCAGAAAACGTCTCTTCACCATCTACGATCAGATTTGATAGCACTCTCAAAGCTGCAATCTCCTCGTCACTTAGATGATCCGCCTGTTCTTCCAATACGTCAACTGCTGCTTTCAC